AACCACCCTGTTGACGACATACTAGTCCAACCCCGACGCACCGCTCGACATGCCAGTTCGGCTCGTCTTGCAAGTGAATCGACGCCTATCATCTCTTTAAATGATAGGGGAGATACGTTGGTTTCACCAACGTATGATTGGTTCGCAAAGTTTAGGAAACCCTTATCGCTTATAAACGATTTGGCTAGTCCTATCTTTACGCCTAGTGCTGTTGCCACCTCAATGTATGCTTCTGCAACCTGTTTGTCAGCTATCACAAGATCATCGCCCAAGATTAGGTAATCTTGAAACCAAGTCCCCGGTTTCCAACCAATACGACGTATCTGTTGAAGACTGAGATTCATGGTAGCAAGACCCGCTTGGGTAACCCGCCATGCAGAGAACTGCACTAGAAGGTGATGCACCATGGCCATAGATGACCATGATGACAGAGCGCCCATAGGCTGCCCTGTACCATATTTGATACGGGCGCCCTTCGCTAACCCAAATTCCTTTGGGCAGAGAAAGTCCCGACCGACAAGAAGATCAAGCCACAGAGATGTGGTTTTGGTTCCCAGGATCTCCTCGAAAAGGGCCCTATAAAGTGCTAAAGGGATAAGGTCAGTGGCCGATGATAGGTCTAAAGACCAAACATCGCTATAGCCTCTTTTGGTGAACTCTCTTAATCGCCCCTCCTGGTCAAACGTAGCATCTGTTGGCAAAACTGAAAGGATTTTAAACATCCAATCATGTAATGGCTTCAGACACATGTTCGTCCAGTAGTCGACGATAGCGACTATTCGAATCTTCCCCGCTGCCTCGTATAAGCAGTGGAGACGACCGAGTACCGCTGGGAAGGTGCTGCCCGTTAAATCGCCCTGAGAGGACTGAGTTCGATCTAAACCGAACAAATTCGCAATCAAGTTGAAATTGGCAATATTTTTATTGCCAGCAACGGAGCGAAGCATAGAACTTGTAAGTTCGTACCTCTTAGCAGCGTGACGGAATACCTTCCTCATTCGAGTTTCGCCAATAAGATCTAACCATTCTAGAATCAGATTTCGCTCAGCGAAGCCTGACTCGTGTGCGGCATAAAACCACACCCATGCGTCTCGGGCTGCGCCCAGGACTGCATTAGGATGATTAGGACCGGCCCTACTAGTAAAGAATAGGTTCTTGAGAGTTAGATCTGGAATCAGGCTCGCACCTAATGTTTTCAAAGAAGCCCAAAAGTATGGTACGAACTCTTTCAATGAGTTGAAAAACTTGTTGTTAGAGAAGTCAGGATGTTTCTGGACTATAGTCTTGAAACTAGGCTGACCCCATATTCCTTTGAGCCCTTTGTAACCGTTAAGTACGCTACACCAAATATGGATGTAGTGCCTATTCCCTGTCCGGATTCCATTCCGGGCATAAAGTGGGATCATAGCAGGGAGTCCATTCCGAAGTTCAATTCTCTTACCAAGCGCTTGAGTGTTTTCCATCTTTCGTCCCGCAAGGAACGAATTGGTAGCAAACAAGGCCAGTTTGAGGTATTGAATAAGGAAGTTCACCCCGTTATGCTTGTAAAGGTCCAAACATCTCGCACCGAAGCGGTCACGCTCTGTCGCAGCTACAGTGGACATCAAATACCCTCTGGACCACCACGACACAAGGTCGTGCCATTTGATGGCCCAGGTTCTAGCATTTCTGCTATTAACTGTGATCATCGAATCGAATTCTCCATCGGTACGAGCTCTTTCTGCCAGAAATGGCGAATGGAACAAGTATCGAATCCGTGAAGAAGCCCGTTTTAGGGATTTCTGAGCGCCCACTAGCAACTCTTGAATAAAGGGATGTGGGGGGGAATTTTGAGAGGAATTAGAGTCCGGGCTTTCGCCTGGGGCAGCAAGTACTTTTAAAGTACGGTTGTTTGTCAAAGCAA